CAGGCGCTGGTGTACTACGGGAAATCGTACGCACTGTTTGAGTAATGAACGATTTTGTCACCATCATCAACGAGGTTGGCGTACCCGTTGCTGGTCTTCTAGGGTTAGGTTGGCTGCTATGGCAGCTTCTTGGCAAGATCATGAACACCCTTGAGCAGAAGGTCGATGCCATTGATGACAGCATTAACCTTAAGATGGACAACATGGAACATCGGTTGATGACCCAGCTGGAAACGCAGCATGGCATCATC